GTAGCTGAGTTCGTAGAAGAAGCATTTGAAAGATGTGGTCTAGAACTTAGAACTGGCTATGATCTAAAAACAGCCAAAAGATCTATCAACCTAATGTTAGCTGAATGGGCCAACCGAGGTCTAAATCAATGGACTGTAGAGCAAGCAACTCAAACTGTTACTGAGGGAACAAGCAGTTACACATTAAATTCTAATGTTATTGACATACTTGATTGTTCTATTAGAAGAACAACCAATGGGACTGACCTAGACTTACAAATGTCTAGAATTAGCAGAAGTGAATATTTAAACATTCCAACTAAATCAACTAAATCTAGGCCTTCTCAGTTTTTTCTTGATAAGTTAATTACACCTATTTTAAAGATATGGCCTGCTCCTGAAAATAGCACAGATGTAATTGTATTTAACAAGCTTGTAAGAATGGATGATGCTGATAAGCAAACCAATACTTTAGATATGCCTTTTAGATTCTATCCTTGTTTTGCAGCCGGGCTTGCATACTACATAGCAATTAAAAAATCTCCGGAAAGGGTTGTAATGTTAAAACAAATGTACGAAGAAGAGTTTGAAAGAGCTATGAGCCAAGATGAGGATAGAGCTTCTTTCAGAATTGCTCCATATAAGCCAGGCTTATAATCATGGCGTATGCAACTGGTAAATATGCATTAGCCATTTGTGATCGTTGTGGATTTGAGTACAAACTTTCTAAATTAAGAGAAGAATGGAATGGGTTAAAAACCTGTACTTCATGTTTTGAGCCAAAACACCCTCAATTAGAGCCATTGCCTCATGTTATGGACCCAGAGGCTTTATACAAACCAAGACCAAGCACCGATCAAGGTGTTGGAGAAGGTTTTGTTGTTGTAATATACAGCAATATTTACGAAGGAAACTCAATGGATCCTAATATTATTGGATCAAATTTTTCAATAGATGAAATGACAGGCTCAGTTGGAGAGGTTACAATCACATCATGACATTAGCTGAATTAAAAACACTTATACAAAGTTATGTAGAAAACGATGAAACAACTTTTGTTGCTACATTAGATGATATGATTTTAAACGTTGAAGAAAGAATATTTGAATTAATTCAATTTGATTTTTTTAGAAAAAATGTAACAGGTAACCTAACAACTGGTAATACCTACCTAACAGCTCCGTCAGATTTCTTGCTTAGTTTCTCTTTAGCTATTGTTGATAGCAACAACGATTATCATTATTTAGATAAAAAACATCCTAGTTTTATGCGTGAATATTCTAATGATGCAGTAGCTACTTCAGAAAGAGGAAGGCCCTTATATTATGGAGACTTTGATAAAGAGCTTTCTACTGGAACAGATAACGGATCTACCTTAATAGTTTCTCCTGTTCCAGATGTAGACTACAACGTTGAACTTCATTATCTTTACAAGCCAACCAGCTTGACATCACAAACAACCGGAACATGGATATCTAAAAATGCTCGTAACGCACTGCTTTATGGTTCTTTAATAGAAGCTTCAACCTTTATGAAAGGTGAACCTGAGATGCAAGTTTTATATGAATCAAGATTTGGTCAAGAAATTCAAAGATTAAAAAATATGGCGGAAGCCAGAGGAAGAAAAGACGAGTATAGATACGACTCAGTTAGAACAAACGTTACATAATAGGAGAGAGATATGGAACGAATCAAGAGCCTTAAAGGCAAAAGCATAGCAATTGTGGGACTTGGCAAAAGTTGGCACGATTACAATTTATCTAAATCACACGGAGCACACTTTGATGAAGTCTGGGCCATTAACTCAGTTGGATCTGTTATTTTTCACGACAGAACGTTTATGATGGACCCAGTTAGCAGGTTTTTAGATACAGATAATGCAGGCGGTCAAACAACTGGAATGACAGAGGTTTTATTAAACGATGATAAACCTATTTATACTTGTGAGCTTGATGACAGATGCACCAACTTAGTTGAATTTCCAATTAATGAAATATTAAAAGAATTTAATTGTTGTTATATAAACAATACAGTTGCTTATGCAATAGCATTTGCTTTATGGAGCAAAGTATCAACATTAAAACTATTTGGAATAGACTTTAGCTATAAGAACAACTTGCATTTTGCAGAATCCGGGAGAGCTTGTGTAGAGTTTTGGTTATCTAAGGCCATGCACCTTGGTATTGAAGTTGAAGTAGCAAAAACAAGTGCATTGCTTGACACAAATGTTATTGCAGAAGAAAAGCTTTATGGATATCACAGACTTGATGACCCATTGGTTGTTATGGGAGACGGAAAAGGTTTTATGACCAGCATGAAAAGAAGTGAGGCCATGAAAGGTCAAGATGAGTCATACCCAGAACCTATCTTAATAGATCGTAACGATGGTCATCTTAGACCACCAGAGCCTAAAAAATGGTGACAAAACTTACTCCAGGCGGTTTACCAGAACTTGGAATTGTAGAAGTAGCTACTTCAAACTACGGTGGGCATCCTCCCGAGTTTTGGGCTAAACAACTAACTGATAAAATTGTTGGGTATTCTGACAATAACGAACAGCATATTAAAGACCAAGCTAGAGCCTATCAAGATTTAATTTATACAGTTTGTTTGATATATATTAAAAATGCTATAAAATCTTATAAAGCGTCTTTGATTCAAGAATTAACTCAAAAAGATGCTGACGACTTAGCAAAAATTTTAAAGGAACTTTAATATGGCAATTACATCAACACTTACAACCAGCTTTAAAAAAGAATTGCTAGAAGCAACACATAATTTTTCTGCTTCTGGTGGCAACTCTTTTAAACTAGCTTTGTACACAAGTTCAGCAACAATGGGTGCTGCTACCACTGCGTATACTACAACTGATGAAGTATCAGGAACAAACTACACTGCAGCTGGCGCAGCGTTAACTAACATAGCACCAACAAGCGCTGGTACTACAGGTTTTACTGATTTTTCTGATTTAACTTTTGGAACAGCTACAGTTACAGCCAGAGGTTGTATGATTTACAACGACACTAATAGCGATAAATCAGTTGCGACAATTGACTTTGGTGGAGATAAAACTTCTACAGCAGGCGACTTTACTATTGTATTCCCAGCAGCAGCAGCGAGCACAGCGATTATAAGAATCGCTTAATATCTCATGTCCTTGAACCAAGGTTGGGGTAGATACGGCTGGGGATCTGAAGGCTTTGGCTCTGATGCTGTAGCCGAAACAGCACCATCTTTTGTAGGAACAACAGGCGCTCCCGTTGCGGGAGTAAATGCACAAGCAATCGCTTCTGTACAAGGAGCAGTTGGCACAGTAGGAAGTCTTTCTGTAGCTGTAGATGGTGAAGCAATTGTAACGCTTACTGGAGCAGGTACTGTAGGAACATCTGCACTAGGAACAATCAGTCTTGTTACCAACAACAATTTATCTGTTACACTTAATGCTGTAACTGGATCTGTGGGATCAATTACTACAGACGCAGAAGCAAACGCATATCCAACTGGACAAAGCGCAACAGGATCAGTAGGAACAGTTTTAATATGGTCGCGTATTGATGAAAGCCAAACTCCAAACTATACTACTATAACAGACACTCAAACTCCCAATTGGGAAGAAGTAGCGTAAAAATAAGAGGTAAATAAATGGCAAGTACATATGTAAACAACCTAAGACTCAACGAGATGGCCACTGGTGATGGCAGTGGTACGTGGGGCACAACAACCAATACGAATTTAGAATTAATTGGTCAAGCACTAGGTTATGGCACCAGGGCCATAGCAAATGCTTCTACCGATAACATAACCATTGCAGACGGAGCTTCTGATTCCGACAGAGCCATGTACCTTAAACTTACAGGTGGTGGTCAGGCTTGTACTGTAAGCCTTTTACCAAACACAGCATCTAAAGTATGGATGATGGAAAACGCCACTTCTTATACACTTACATTTACTTGTGGCAGTGGAGCAAATGTAGCAATTTTAGCAGGTGAAACAAAAATTATAGCTACCGATGGAGCAGGTTCAGGTGGCGTGGTTTACGATGTATTAACAGATACGAATTTAGCAGGAACAACTAAAACAGCAGCATTAACCAATGCTGGTGCGTTATCCAATCAAGGAACTGTAACAGTCGGAGTAGACGATACTGGTTACGATGTTAAATTCTTCGGTGCTACTTCTGGAGCATACATGCTTTGGGATGAGAGTGCTGATGACTTAAAATTAGTAGGAGCAGCAGGATTAACTGTTGCGGGAAATATAGACATAGACGGCACATCTAACTTAGATGTCGTAGATATTGATGGAGCTGTAAATATGGCAACTACTGCCCTTGTTACTGGCGTTCTTACTACAACAGCAGCTACAGTTTTTAATGGTGGGTTTGCTAGTAATGCTGACTCTACTATGGGTACTGATAAAAAAGTACAATTTCGTGATGCTGCAATTTATATAAATTCTAGTGCTGATGGGCAACTTGATCTTGTTGCAGATACAGAAATTCAGATAGCTGCAACTACTATTGACATTAACGGAGCAATCAACGCTAGTGGCGAAATTATTGCAGCTTCGTTAGATATTTCAGGAAATGTAGATATTGATGGTGTACTAGAAACAGATAACTTAACAGTTGGTGGAGCACAAGGAACTGATGGACAGGTGCTTACTTCAACAGGAAGTGGAGTAGGTTGGGAAGATGCAGGTGGAGGACCAACATTTAAAGAAGGCGGAACTGACTTTGCAAATTCTATTATGGTTGGAGACGATGGCACAGGAACGCTATCCTCAGCAACAGGAAACACAGGTTTAGGAAAAGATGTTTTTGAAGCATTAACTTCAGGTACAGATAATGTAGCAGTAGGATTTAATGCACTAGATGCTCTTACATCAGGTGCAAATAACACTGCATTAGGAACAGAGTCTTTAGGAACAGTCAATACAGGACATTCAAACACAGCAGCAGGAACTAACTCAGGAAAACTTATAACAACTGGTGCTTACAATACTTTGATGGGTAGAAACTCAGGTGATGCAATAACTTCAGCAGACTCAAATACTGCGGTAGGCTGGACATCTCTAGGATTAACAACCACTGGAGCAGGTAACACGGCAGTAGGCTCAGATGCAGGAGCAGCAATAACAACTGGTGCTAACAATGTAATTATGGGCTACCTT